AATTATGAAACCATTGATATGTTTTTTCAGCACAATTTTTTTCTATACTAGATATATGAGGAACATGATGATTATTGGCCATTGAATATGCACCATGTCCATTTAAATAATATTGAGGTTGATTAACGTGTAATCTTATTTTAGAATAATCATAATGATGTCTATATTTGTTAAGATGTGTTACTCCATTTAGTAGCTTATCAGTTCCATCTTTTAATGAATGTACTAATCCTACATTAACACCTTCTTTCGCTAAAGATTCTGCCACAGTAATTATTTGTCTTTCAGTTCCTCCCATTGTGCCATGGTCCTCTGCAAACAAATGTAAATTACATATAACCAAAATATCATATATATCAGACATTTAATTCCCCATTGTAAAACGTTTCCATTCAATTGCATTTTTGATTTGAAAACCTCGTGTATTTAAAGACTTGATTATAGATTCAAGATATTCATTTTTTTCTTTTTGATATGCAATTTTTTCAAACAATTCTAAAATGTCTTTGTCAGATTCAATAAACATTTCTAAATCATTTTTATTCTTTTTTATATCAAGGTCAAATACCTGCCAATTTAAATTTTCTAAAGTGTTTTGATCTAATTTTCCTGTATAATACAACCACTTCAATTTACGCATTGCTTTTTGTTTAGAATACATGCGCACAAGTTTAAGTTTTTCATCCGAAAATATTCTAAAATATTTGTGGTGAAGTTCAGGAATTTTAAGAGATTCGTTATCTAATTGTGAATCATCAATTAGACTATCACTAGACCATAATTTTTGTATTTCTTCTAATGTCATTATACCTCATAATTAATGTTCTCCAATCAAACGTTCTATTTTATATATTGTATATTGAAATGTAGCATCTGCGGTAATATAATCAACTTCTGCTACCGATGAATCCAATTGTATACCAGTTAATGTTACAGGCCACAAGTCTTGAAAAGTAACTTTATATTGTGCATTTTTATTACTTGATAATATCATTAATACGCCATCCGAATATCTATCACCTTTTGGTTTTATTTCTTTATTTTTATTCGCTAATTTAGCATACTCGTCTGTACTATTTGGAAATCCTAATCCAAAAATCCAATCCTTTATTTCTAACCAATTTCGTATTTCTTCATCTACAACAAATCTAATGGTCAATTCTTCAAATTGAACTGTATCTCCAGGTGTAGGGATATCTCTAAAAGGTGTAGGTTGTATTGTTTCTCCCAATGTCATACCTGGAAGGGTGGCAGCTTGACAGAAAAAATTGACAGTAGGAAGTTTATCAACCTCAAATTTAAATCCTATTGGGTTGAAGTAATTAAAGTTTTCAGGTTGATGCGAGTATGTTGACATAAGTTTTCGTATGTGATGCTTGGTATATTTTCAAGTTCAGAATCATCATCAATAACTCTTCTTATATTTATATCAGGATATATAACAGGTAAATGATTGAATAAAAATACACGTTCATTTTCTTGATGATGAGGTGTATCTGGAGAAAAATATCCTTTAGTTCCATCATACATGTTATTTCTATCACCAAAAATATCAAATCCTATCATAAAAATTTCTTCAGTACCATATAAAAGGTATGCTAACCTTATAGCACACCATCCTGCATTATATGGAATATACATTTCACCTGCTCCCCATGGTGTGAATTTTATTTTGTGTTCTATTGGAATCCAAGAAATATACTGATTTCCATCATCATCAGCATGTGATAAGAATTCTACACTATCATTTTTATCATTTTCTATTGGATTAGTCAATTGACTTTTTATATCATAATATACCATTTCAGGTAAAAAAGATATTTCATTAAGAATATAAACTTCATTATTTTTAGGATAATCTGACGATAATAATTCATGTAAAATTACTGAATCATATGTAAATAAAATATCTGGTGTAAAATTTCTATATAACGCATTACACCCTATTACTTTACCGTGTTCTTTAAGAATATTGAGATTTATGTTGTTTCTAGAAGTGCCATTACCAATTATAAATATCATGATTATGTAGAGTTAAAGATTCGCCTTAAATATTATATTGCATGTTATTCGCATAAAAAAAGGGGACCCCTCATAAGATAGGGTCCCCATTTTACTACAACTTAATGTATTGTAAAAATTACATCAAGTTAGCTACATGTACTAATCTATAATATACATTAGATTGCCCTGCTGTGATCATATCTCCACCAATATCAGCCTCACCATAACTCGGACCGAGCGCATTAATGCCCAAAGCAAAAGGATTTCTTACCATACCATAACGGGTTTTGAATCCGATTTTTGGTTGGAAAGTGGCCGTGTCAACTGCACGTACCATTTGCAATGGAACATATGGGCAATAGAAGATACCAGCATCATATGCTGAAGAACCTTTATACCCCACTACGAACCAATTAGTAGAGGATGCAATTGCATATGGGTCAATATAAACACGATAGCGACCATTAAGAACACCGACAAATGTATTACCAGTGTCATCTGGGCTCAAACTATTGCTATCAAGTGCAGGCGCATAATCGAGAACACCCGCCATTTGAAGGGCAGAAGCTACATCAGAAGAAGTAATAATTATATTACCTTTCCCTCTACGTGTGTCTTTTGCAATTGCATTAGCTTCACGCTCAATTTGGAACATAAGACCTTTAAATTTTTCAACAGACCAACGACCGTTAGAATCTGTATCAAGGTCAAAAATACCAGGAGTAGTAGTATTATGTTGTGCTCCTAGCTTGGCGTCTTGATATACTTTTCTTACAACTTCTCGATTAATTTCAGCGAGAATTTCAGCAGAAAGAATATTAGAAAGTTCTGTTTCAGCATCAAGCCCATGAACAGCTTTAAGATCCTGTGCAACTTCCATAGTATAATCTGCTCTCAAAGCTCTTGACCTTGCAGTCACACTAACTTTCTCAATACTGAAAGACATTAATGCAGGCTCAAGATGTTCTGCACGATTAGTTATCATTCCACCACCAGTTACTAATGCAGAAGTATTAGCGCCCAGGGAACCATTAGCATTCATAAGCAAACCAGGGTTAAAAGAACCAGCGGCTTGAGCTTGTACGGCATTAGTATTTGCTGAATATGTCGTATCAGCTTCGTTATAAAAGGCTTCACCTTCGGACCCTGAACCTCTTTTTGCTCTCATAGCAAAAATTAGTCCAGTTGGACCTGTCATAGGTTGCACACCACAAACGTCATATGCAATCAAATTAGGCATTGCTCGTCTTACGAGAGAAATCATAATTGGGTCAAATTTTGCAACGTGACCGCCGGCGGCTGCTGTATGTTGAGCAGGACTATCTGGCATTGAACCAGCACCAAATCCTGTCTCAGTCAAAAAGTTCTGTGACGAAAGGATTTCTTGTTCTTGAGCTTGTGATTTTTCTTGATTTTCCAAAAGAATAGTAGTTACTGCTCTCTTGTATGGGTCCTTAATATCACCCAAATCTGGGTGTTCAAGGATTGGGCCCCACTTTTTTTGTAATTGTTCTGACAAATACATATTTTTTTTCTCCTATAGGGTGCGTTAGGATTATTTCTTAATTGACCTTGAGATTGCCGAACTATAGTATCTCATAGCATTGGACATTTCTGTCGTTTCTTCGACTTCTTTGGCTTCCTCTTCAGTTAAAACTTCAGGTTGAGAATCATCAGATGTGGTCCCCTCCCTTACCTTTACTGAACCTTCAGCAGGAAAATAATTTTCTTTAATTACCTGCAACTTTTCCGTGTAATCTTCATCAGTTTCGAAGTCTACACTATCTGCTAATTTTTGCATTTTTTCGATTTGAACATCAGTCAAATCTTCACATACATTAGCAACCGCTTCAAACTTTTTATATTCTTTTAAGTCTTTCTGCTGGTGTACATTTTTATCCATTTCTCTGTTTAAAGACTCTTCAAGGTCTTCAACCTTAGCAAATAGATCATCAACAAGGTCAACTTTTTCATCTGGAATGTCAATATAATGCTCGACAAACAGATTTTTAAGTCCAACCATGAAATCTTCAACAATTTCTGAGCGAATGCCCTTTTCAATTGCGAGTTCATTTTCTGACATCCACTCTTTCACCACATAATTGAGATAATCATCAAGTTTTTCAGTCATCTCTGTTCTAGTGGCCAATATACTTTCTTCAAGTTGAGTCGTATATTGCTCTTCTAAAGATTCGACTCTAGAATTAACTTCTTCATTGACTTTAGCAAAAACAGCAGCCTCAAAAATTGTGGCCGCTTTTTCTTTAAATTCTTCAGACAACTCTTCACCTTGAATCAAGGCTTCAACATCTGTTTTCACATCAATTTGGTATTCTTTTTTGAGTTCTGTAAGTTCATCTTTAGAAATTGCATGAGTTTCTTCAGAATCTTCTGTAAAGTCCTCATTGGATTCCTCTTCAGACAACGCTTTACGTATTTCTTCAATAGAATCTTTATCCATTTCCTGTAGTATGTCGTAAATATCTTTGATCATACCCATTCTGGTAGCGTTTTCTGACATTTTTCCACTCTTGGCTTTACCTACACTTTTCGTGTAGTTTGGTTTAGTAGTAGTTTTACCCCCATCTTCTGCTCCACTTCTTGTGGGGTCAGCGCCAACATCATCAGATGATTGGTTAGATTTAATGGTTGGCATTGAGTCTTTCTGATTTAATTTATCTGAAGACCTTGTAGATGTAGTACCAACAGGTTTAGTGTTAGTCACATCTGTATGTTGTTTTTCTTCTGAGACATTTGCTTCTGTTTCCGCTTGCACTTGCTGCTCCTGCTTCAGAATTTCTTGGTGTTCTGTCATAGAAACTCCTATATTTTGAGAAAAATCTCTGTTTATATTTATCATTATTAAATTTTTGATAGAAAAGAATTAAATGCTTTTAACTTGGTTGACTCAAGATCTGAAGCAGGGCTTTTCCTCACACTTTCTTTAAGTTTTGCAATAATGGATTCTTTTACAATACCATTATCCCAAATCCACTCTTTACCTTCCATAATACCATCAACAAACGCATCGGGAGCAGAAGGGTCTGCTACAATGTCTGCGGCAGTCGCCAAATAAAAATCATTTTTTACATAATTAGCACCGCCTTTTTCTTCAAGTGAACCCATGCCTCTTGAAGATACACCCAATTTGGCACCCTCATTAATTAAATTTTTAACAATGTTACCATAGGGTGTGTCCATAATTTTCGCTTTTCCAATAATATTTTTATCATCCTCTTTTAATTCTGTTACCATATGCGAAACTCGTTCTAAGTTTATAGTAGGACCTTCTGGATGTCCGAGTTCGCCAAATGCTCTTTTTTTATCTACGTAATTTTCTCTATATCTATTTACTTCATTAAATAGAATATCTTTTGGGTAAATTCGTCCATTACGATTTTTAGTTTCACTCATCATAAAGACCCCATTTATGAACAAATTCTTTTTACCATTAATATCTTCAACAATATATTCAAGGTCTTCATTTATTTCTGTTATGAGTTTCATTTTTTTCTCGCAATATCAAGTTTACGTTTTTCTTTAACTTTTCGTTTAGTAAATCTAGTTATCAAATTTTTCTTTGCTTTAGTTTCTAATTTAGTATCTATCATTTTTTTCATACCCATACTCATTTTTTTATAAGACTTACCACCAGATACTCTCTTTTTCAAATCTGCTCTAGAACCTTTTCTTGCTCTTCTGATAAGTCTACTTGGGTCTGCTTTTCTTCTCATTTGAATTTTACGTTTTCTTTGTATTCTATGTTGAAAACGCTTCATTCTACGAGAAAGTTTCATTCGGTCTTGTACACCTAATACTCTCTCGTCAAGTTCATCACCTGTATAAGGGTCAACTTCTACAGGTTTTTCTTCTACACCATTTACAAAATCAGCATATTTTAACATTTTTTTATCCTGTTGTAGCAACTTCTGTAACTGATAGGAAACCGGCCGCAGCCGCGACGTCGCAGAGAACGGCCGAAATCTGAAACCCTAATCTTGCAATCCCTCCAATAGATTGAGTAAGGGTAGAACCAGATGTTGCCACTGCAATCCTAGTAGCACCTAGTGCAGCCTCATTCACATCAGTTTTTGTTACTTCCCAAGCAGTTCCATTCCAAGTGGTGTAATCTCCTCCAGTAGTATCAAAAACTCTAATTGTATCTCCTATTTTAAAATTATGATATGATTCATTACCTCCATCAGTTACAAATTGAATTATAGGATCATCTACAGGGGTGGAAGGACCAATTGTAGAAATTTTAACCGCATTACTATTTACTGTAATATAAGCATCTGCCCCTGCCGTTAAAATAGGATTCGAGGTACGCGCAATTGCACCAGGAGTTGTAACTATGTCGTCAATTCTAAAATGACAATCAGCAGTAGTAGATATTCTTAAACATGTCTTAGAACCGATTGGACTCCAAACAGTGGAGTTTGTGGTTGACCCCCCTATTGCTAAGTTCGCTAAATTTGTATAACTAACAGGTTTAAATACTTGACTCATTTTGTATCCTTATGCAGTTGCAAATGATGCAACTTTCCAAAAACTAATTTTACTTTGTACAAGATTATTAGAATATTTTTCTTTATTGTAGTCGTTTAATTTCAAATATGTTTCATAAATATTTTTTGAAATCCTTGGGTTTACAATAATCTCGTAATCATCTCTTGTTTTAAATTTAAAAGATGTATTTTCTTTAATGCTTCTTTTAATATCAGGTAAAATATCATCAATGCAATGAACTTGTTCTTGTTGCATTGTATTATTACAAGAACCTTCAACATCTTCAAACGCATTCTCTTCACCAGGATATTGCATTTCATATTCAAGATAATTCTTAACAGAATCTATATAATCAACCGCAGTTGCAATCTTTTCTTGTGCCCACGATTCTATTTCTTGATAATCATGTAACATCTCAAATAACTCTCCTGAATATTTATGAAGTTTATAGAGATGTTGTTTTGCTATGCGACTCTCATAATCATCATAATTCATAGGTATATCACCATCATCATATTCTGTATGGTCTTGAATATTATTTTTATAGATATTAGTTAAACTATTCATCGTAATTATATTTATATGTTCCTCAACCTAGAACATTCATAGAATTTGTATTTAATTCTAAATTTCTTCCATCAACAGTTTGTAATATTTACCATTTAAATGATTGTATACTCTTAAATAATCAGCTTGCTCATCAATTGTATAATGTCCATTTTCATTTTTCATGTGAATATCACCAGTAGTTACAGCCACCGAATGCAATGTTGTCCATTTTTTTGATGCAGAACCCAATGCTCTTGTATTATTAGCATCAGGTATGATAGAAGCATTTACTGCACCAAAATCAGGTGAACCAAAAGTAAGATGTGCATATCCATCTTGAGCAGCCGAAAATACTATTTTTACAACATTTGCACTCGTAAATTGAATTGTCTCTGGGAGTATTACATTATAGTTCTGATCTGTTATTATGATGCTTATAGGACGCAGATTCAAGTTATGAGTAATAGTCCATATAGTAGAAGGAGTTGTTTGGGTATGCATAACTGCCCCACCATCTCTACCTGATGACCCCGCACTACCTGCTGACCCTGCGGACCCTGCACTGCCAGAGGACCCTACACTGCCTGATGAACCTGCTGTACCTGATGACCCTGCACTACCAGCAGACCCTGCACTACCTGCTGACCCTGCACTACCTGCTGAACCTGCACTACCAGCAGACCCTGCACTACCAGCGGACCCCGCTGAACCTGCACTACCTGAAGTTCCTGGATTACCAGCATCACCTGTTCTTGCAAATGTTGCAATAACATTAGTTAAATCGCTAAATGATGATACATCTCCATCAATATGTGTTAAATGCACAACATGATGGTCGTCATTATTTACCGTATATTGTATTGTATAAATGTTATAATTTTCCTCTGCATTACGCTCAGAAAGTTTTACATGTCCTTTAATCGTACTTGTAGAATCATCAATAGTTTTTAGAAATCCTTGAATTGCAGTTCCATCCTCATCAGTTTCAGAAATATACATTTCAAGATTTGTGCCATTTATAGCACCATTAAATCTAATTTGCCCGCCACTTATACCATTTGTATCATTATCATCAGAAGGAGTAGCAGTGTCAGTCCCCCATGAAAATGCGAATGCGGCTCCTCCAAAAACGCCATCTTGTCCTGAACTACCTGCTGATCCTGTAACACCTGATGACCCTGCACTACCTGCGGACCCTGCACTACCTGATGACCCATCACCACCTGCTGACCCTGCACTACCTGCTGACCCTGCACTACCAGCGGACCCTGCACTA